CTGCGAGGATTCGGTCAAGTACGCTTGCCCGCCCGTTGACGGACGACTTTATTTCTTCGAGGAACTTCCCCATTTGTGGCCTCCTTGAAATGCCAGTCGATGTGTTCCCCTAACTTAGTGTCCAGCCTGTCTAACTTTCCACCGATCCTGTCGATGGTTTCCATCACTTTCGCGTGGTCGTCACGGTTTTCTTTGCGTGACATCATCAGAAGGGTGGTGATGATTCCACCGACAGCTGTGAGCAACGCTGCGAGAACGACACCCCAATCCATCTCAGACCTGCGTCGCCTTCCAAGCCTTCACAGCATCAGGGGTTGCGTCGCCTGCGACGTAGCGGATGTGCCAGGGTTCTGAGTCGAGTTCGTGGCTGAAGCCGTAGAGGTGTTCGTTGGCGAGAAGCCAGGCGAGACGGTTGCCGGTGGCATCCTTGATGTCGATGGCGATCCCGAGATTGTGGTTTGAGGTGCCTGGCACAGCCATTGGTGCCATCCCCTTCTTCAGATACCACGCCTTGCCTTTGTAGATGCGTGGCTTCTGCTTCATCAGGGCTGGCTTGGGGGTGTCGGTGTATCGCTGATAGAACCCGTACTCTTGCGTCTCCAACGAGCGGTAGGTGTCGGCTTGGCTGGTTGGGGAGAGGTCGATGCCTGCTGCGTTAGCAGCAGCATCCATAGCCTCGTATGCATCAGCCGCGCAATGGTGAAGTTTCCCTTTGCCTTCGATGCCTCGGAGGAGTTTCGCTGGTAGTTCACCAGGTTTCACCCCTTTCAGGCATGAGCAGAGTTTGACGGGGACGACAGGGTACTTTGACATGGGTTACTTCTGGAACGATGCTTTGATTTCGTCTGCGGTCAGTTCACCATCAACGGAGGCTGCGGCGAGCTTCTGGACGACTGCGATGACAGCCATTGCGCCAGCCATGATTGCTGACTTGGCGACGGAGACTCCGATGACGGCACCGGTGGTGACGGCTGGGAGGGCTGTGGCGAGGAACAGCGAGAAGAGTCGCTGGAGGAGGTCGAGGAACTTAGCGATGGTCGGGTTCTGCTTCACTTGGGGTTGGTTCACTTTCCCCTCCTTCATCGGTTATGGCTACGTTCAACAAGTGTAGTGCGAACCCGATGAGCGTGAATAGGAGTGCCCATGTTTGGACTGCTCCGGAGAGGGTGATGAGGGTGATGAGGGATGCCCCGATGGTGAGTCCGAGTGCTAACAGTTCTTTGGTGATTCTGCGTATCATTGCTCGTTCCGTCTACGCAGGACTGCCGTTGCCGCTCCCATTGTATTCGCAACAGCTACCAGCGTCACTCGTTCGGCGACGCTGATCGTTTGACCAACCATCTTGTAAGACGACCAGAGACCTGAGAACACGTTGACGTTCTCCTCGAACGCCTTCTTCACCCCATCGGGTGCTTCGTCGAGGGCTTGGATGATGAGAGCTGCCTGGTCTTCTGTGACGGATTCCTCGTCTAGTCCGGCGAATAGAATCTCGGCTTCGGTGGTTGAGAGGGATTCCACGACGGAAGGATTGATGGCTTGTTGGAGAATCTGCTGGTTGCTCATGCTCGGCTGGATCGGTGGCATGGTCGTCGTCGTGTCGATGACCAGAGTCGTCGAGCTGCTCGTCGTGTCAGGGATGCTGGTGCTGGGGATGCTGGTTTGAGCGACCGTCGTTTGAGGGATGGTCGTTGACAGTTCAGGCTGGGTAGTCTGAGGTGGCTGGGTTGTTACAGTTGTTTCAGTTGGAGGTTCAGATGTCGTCGTTGTGGTGGTTGCTACTTCCGTTGTTGTGGTTGCTGGAGGCACCCAAACAGGCGGTGGTGCTTGTGTTGTTGACGTTGTTGTATCGGCAACTGTTGAAGTCGTCTCGACGCTCGTTGTAGATGGTTCAGTCGTTGTGGTTGGCTGACTGGTTGAGGTTTCCTGAAGCGTCGTAGAAGTACTGCTCGTGGCAGGGACAGTCGTTTCGGGGACAGTAGAAGTAGAGGTCGTCGTCGTCGGAATGGATTCCGTTGTATATGCCCATGCTGGAACTATCTCCCAATACCCGTCGTCAATCTTCCAAGCCAGCATAAAGCATGTGCTGCCACCAGCCTCATAGAACCAGCCATCCAATGCATACTCGCCAGGCATAACGGACAGCGTTATGCTCCGCGACCACGAACACCCCTTCAGATTCCAAGTACCAACCTCCTGCCCAGCAATCTCAACCGTCCCACCATCATCAGCCGCCACCATGAACTCAATCGACTCATGCTCAGGAATCTGAATGAACCCCTCATAATGCAACATCACCCAATCAGCACGACACCCACCAACCGACCCCCCACCCCACGACTGATTGATATTCGACTCGACATAGATATTGCACACCGGATACGTCTCATCATCTCTCACCGGATACGACGGAGGAATCTCATAGGCCGTAACCACCAGCCCAGGCAACACCTCAGCCTGAGCCGACTGAGGAAAGAACGCGAACGCTAACGCAGGAAGAAGTAGCGCGAACCTACTGAGCCGAGGGGAACAACGCTTCAATTTCCTGCGCCGTCAAACCAAGTTTCGAGAGTGCCGAAGAACGCGCAGCCGACTTCGCAGCCTCAGCATCATCAGCCTTCTTACGAGCCGCAGGATAAGCCGCAACAATCTCTGCCTCGGACGGTTTCTCATCGTCCGACAACCAAGTCAACCCAGCATACGAATCGCCTTCCAGAATCCATCTGCTGTCTGACCATTCATTGACCAAAGTGAATGCAATATCTACGCTCATGCGCTGATCTCCATGACGGTAATCGTTGATGCTCCACGAGCGTGATTCGCATTATCCGTGTCAGTCCCAGCACGATTGATGTAAACGGTTTCACTGGCGATCGCAGCGGTCTGAACCGAATACGTCGTTGACGAAGTGGTCGCTGGACTATCAAGGAACATCAAACTCACTTGCATCAAACCGTTCACCTCAGCCGGAATCTGACCAGTAGCGACACGCTTACGACTACCAGCGGTATCTCCGATATATGCCGTTGCCGTATTCCCACCAGTCAAACCGAACACGAAACGCGAACCGTCAGTACCACCAACACTTACAGAAGCCAATACCAGAATCTTGCTTGATGTAGCAGATGGTGTGATTGTTGCAGAAAGACCCGTAATCGTCGTCAAAGTACCAGAAGCAGATGAATCCGTATAGGTGCTAGTGAGAGCAGTTGAAACAACTTGCAATACCTTTCCTACAGATGACCAAACCGATCCGTTATAAAGTTGCAACCCTGTCGCTGTTGAATACGAAACCATCCCCGCCGATGGTGTGGGGATGGCTGAGGCGCGAGCTGCGGTGCCTGCGAACACCATAACGGATTGATCCATCAAGTATCCGTTGACATCGGATGCGGTGAGGGTATCCCCTGCTGACCATTGTTTGCGTCCAAGTCCTGCCATAGTGATTCCTATTCTAGCCTAAGCCAACGGTGGCATCGTCGAGTTGTGATGTGTCAAGGATGAACGGGGTGAGAACATCGATTTGTCCGAGGCGGAGTCGGATGTCGTGGCGGGATGGGGTGACGACATGTTGGATGCCTTCGATGACGACGTTCTTGGTGATGGTGGCTGGGCTACCTACAGCGAAAGTTTTGGTGACGGTCAGCACATCACCGATCTCAAGTGCGGCCATCGTCTCAATCTGTGCGTTACTCAACGGGTTGACGAGAATGGTTGCCTCATCGAATCGCACCTCAGGGTTTTGGTAGGTGTTGAGGAGGGCTGAGGCGAGGGCTGAGCCTGCTGCGTCGTTGACGAGTGGGATGTCGGTGAGGGAGAAGTTTTTGATTCCGTATTCGGTTTGAGATGCGGTACCGGAGGCGACGCTGGATGTGCTGCCACCTGAGATTTGGACGGAGACTCGATTGAGGACGGTTTCGGCACCGTACACGTTAGAGAGGGCTTGGATGGGGATGGAGGTGACAGCGGTGCCTCCGAGGTTGGCGACTGCTGTGGCGAAGGTGCTGGTGATGCGGGCATCGAACTCAACTTGGCCGAGACGGTTTGCGAACAGTCGACCGTTCTCTGCGAGCTGTACGGCCTGCAAGGCTTGGAGGACGTTGGTTTGGTCTTCGTAGGCGACGGTGCCGCAGGTGGCGACTCCTGTGTCAATGTCGCGGAGGGCGGTTGACCAGGCGACTTCTGTGCGGTCGAGGATGGCTGAGACGCGAGCTGAGGTGAGTTGGCTGGATGGGTTGAAGGCGTTGAGGTTGGTTTGTCCGAGTTGTGCGAGGGCGTCGACTGCGAGGATGGTGGCGGTGGACAGGTTCGGTTCGTCGTATTCGATGTTTAGGTCGTAGACGTAGCCTTTGTAGAGGGCTGCTGTTCCGGCTGAGCCACCGTACACTTCGACTCGTCGGCGTGGTGCGATTCCGAGGTCGCCTTCGTACCAGGGGGAGGCGGTGTTCAGGGGATCAAATTGGCGTCCTGATGCTCGATCATCGGCGACGATGGAGAGGGTGCCTGGGTTGAAGGTGTCGAGCTGGCTGGTTCGGCCTCGGTTGATGTTGATGGATTGGACGTATTCGGTGATGTCTACGAAGTCGGTTGAGCCGTCAAGAACATCGGTGCCGTCAAGGAGTGAGGAGTCGAGCGTGAATGCGTCGGCAAGGAAGCCGACATCAAGAAGCACCTTGAATGTTTCCCCCCAGTTCAATGTCTTGGCCATCGGCTACCTTCCGAACAATGCGCCGGTCGAACCATTCGAGAACTGAACCCCAGACACCGTAGCGTACTGACGCAAATACTCAGCAATCTCAGCCCCAACCTCCTGACCCGATGCACCCAACCCAGCGTTCACCGTGACTTGCACGGTCGGTCTACCACCATTCGGCGCACCACCACCACCAGCAACACCAGTCAGTTGCGGAATCTGAGTCAACGTCGGATCAAACGGATTCACACCAGACACATTGATCGCCCCAGCATAAGCACCTTGCAAATTGCCAATCGTCTCAATCAACTGCTCCAACGCTTCACGCTCAGCATCAATAGCGTCTTTAGCTCGAATTGTGGCTTCTTCTTGACGATCTTTCGCATCAGCCAAGGCATCAGCCAAATCACGATAAATCTCATCACCCTCAACCGCACCCTGAACCGTGATGCGATATTGATTAGTCGCTTCAGATAAACCTTCTTGCGATCTAATTTCATCGTCTTGGGCGTCAGCCACAGCCAACTTCGCCTCAGCCAACGCAATCTCAGCCTCACGAATCGCCATCGGTGTTGACTCAGGATCAAGACGAACTTTTGCTAACTCTTCCTCAGCCTTCTTTACTGCGAACACAGACTCCTCAACACGGAACCCAGCCCGAGCCACACCACGCTGAGCTGCATCCAACTCACGCTGAGCTTTATTTGCTTCATCAGAACCAACACCATAACCAGCGACAGCCTGATTGAACTTCTCTTGAGCCGAAGCCAAATCAGCGTTCGCCTCGTTCAGATTCTTATTCGCCTCAAGTGTTTGACGTTGAGCAGACGCGAACGACTTTTGTGCCGAGGTCGTATTCTTGAGTGCGTCCGTATATTTCTTGAGTTTGTCGGCTGCCGTCTGCAATGTTCTCGTCAATCCACCACCACCAGGAGGATCGATCTCTTTGTTCGTGTCTTTGAATGACTTACTCAACGACAACCCCTTCTGCGCGGCACGCTCAGCAGCATCAGACACATCCCTCGTCGGTCGACCCAATCGCCACAATTCATCTGCGGCTCGAGCAACAGAATCAGCCAGGTTGTTGAAAAGTTGATCCGCACCAGCAATCGCATCCCGAGCATTGTTCTTGACGCTTCCGGCTGCCAATGCGATAGCAGTCCCCTTCAACGCTCCAGCAATATTTCCACCAATCGCATTAGCGGCAGCACCAACAGCGGCAATCTGCTCAACCATCGTCGCCAACTCAGCAACAACATTCAGAACCGCAATATAGGCACCCTTCATGCCCGACAGGAAAACCTTTGAGAAGTCACCCATCGAGGCAATCGCTAACTCAAACGCACCCTTCAGACCCTTCTCTTTGATGTTCTCAACAAACACTTTCAACGCTGGCACGATGTAATCATTCACAACCTTCACGAACCGCTCAACGTATGGCAACAAGATGTAACCAATGGACTCCCCAACCTCACCCAACCCAAGTTTCAAGCGAGCCATTCCACCAGCAAACGTGTTGGCCGAAGTCGTCGAAGCACCCTTGAACGTGTCGGCAAGTTGCTGAGTGATCGCCCCGAAGTCTTTCGTCTTCTTCGCATTCTCATCCAACGGAATACCAAGACGAGTCAACGCCGTCACCTGACCTGACGCAGCCTTTGCCAACGCCAACGAAACTTCCTCAACACCCTTCCCCGACCCAGCCGAAATATCGAGCGTCAAGGCCAACAACTTCTGCGCCTGATCCAACGATCCAGTACCACGCACCAGGTTCGCCAACGCTGGTCGCAACTGATCGTCAGCGACACCGGACGCCATCTGCATCTTGTCGATGTATTCACCCAGCGAATCGATCTGCGCCTGATTAGCGAACGTCACCTCCTTGATCTGATTGACGAGAAGAGCTTGCGCCTTCTGATCCTCTGAGGCAGCTTCGGTGAACTTGTAAGCGGCGGCAGCCAAACCGACGAACGAGCCGACACCGACAGCGGCCACCTGCTTGAACGACGGCACTAACCCCTTGAGGGCGGACATGGCTCGACCCTCAACATTCGAGGAGAAGCGCACGAACGCGCTGTTCATCTGGGCGACGCCCTTGATCGCATCCTTTGTGTCGGATACGAACTTGACGACGAATGTGCGCTCACCAGCCATGAGCGCGATTCTACTTGACTTCGAGCATCAGCCTTCTGAACTCATCATGCATCGCACGATAGCGATCCACACCAGTCAACCCAATCCACGAAGGCGTAGGGGCAGCATCCCACCAAGCTTCCGACAGCATCTCCGCACCAGCCCGAACCCGACGAGGATTCCTAGCCTTCTGCACCGAAGGATGAGACGAATGAATCTCATCCCAATCGAACGATGTATCAAGCAGAACACCCGAACCCTCATGAAACTCAAACGGTGCGTCCGGCGCATGTTGAGGAAGATAGAACAAACGAGCAGGGTCTTTCGTTTGCGGGTCGGCAGGCAGGTTGAGACGCTCAACCATCTCCAACCACACCGCCCGCCACAACCCAGCAGGCACACGCTCAGCCAACGGCAGAACCAAGTGATAGTGCGGATCATCCAACCGATGCGAATACGTCGAATACGCAAACCACTCCAACCCATCCAGCCGAGCCGACTCAAACGACGAACCATCCAAGTCCACCACCAGCGACTCCACAAACCGAACATTCTTGTTCCCGCGAGTCGTGTTCTCGTAATAGGTGACAGGCGACCACAACGCCCCAGCCGACTTCACCTCATTCTCCTCATGGAACGACAGCAACTCTTTCAGCTGCGACCAAGACGACGCCAACGGCTGAGGCTGAACCGCCTTCACCGAACTAAACCAAACCGCCATACCCATCCCTCCTCACCCCTCACCCTAGCCAACCGGCAGGGAAAGTCAACTATCGTTCAGCAAGGAAGTTCAATACCCTGTCAATGGCGTTCAGGTATTCGGTGGCAATTTCGTTCTTTTTCTTGCGAACGGTAGGCCAGAAGAAGTAGCCCGATCTGCCTCGATGTCGAAGGAATTGACGAGTTTCAGGTCTTGCACCGCCACCGAACTCAGCACCAAAGAACACGTCACCCCGAGTTACCTTCCGCTTACGGATGCGATTCGGACGAGACCTAGAAACGAACCCAGTCTTTTCAGATAGCCTGACTGTAGGAATACGATCCGACTTCGCTCGCATCCCCTTCATCACCTCAGATGCCTGACTGCTTCGACTTACCGACCCAGCCTCCAACTTTGCTGCCACAACCAGCAACTCGGCAACCTGCACCGACGCCTTGCGAATCTCGGTATTGAACCTATCGTCAGCCTTAGCCGCTTTGCGAAGGAACTCCGTCAGGCCTTCAAGCTTGATCGGTGTATCACCTGCTGCACCGCCACCTGGGGCGATGCTAACCCCACCGGCACGACCGAGTGGAATACCTTGAAACGCCATACAGCGAGACTACCTGTTCAGATGAACGGCTCTCCAACGCAAATAACCGAACATCGTGTAGAGCATTCTGGGTGACTCAGCCAGCAACACCGATGGTGGAATCCCTGTCTCAACGGACAGGAACGCAATCATCCAATGTGCTGACTGTTCTCCAAAGGGACGATCACGGCATCCTCAGAATCGCCAACCGTCAACATCTCGACTTCGTTGCACCAAGAGTCGAAGTCCAACCCTGTCTTCTTGGTGCGATGCTCAGCATGCCAAGCAAGGAATGAGAGCTGCTTGAGCGTGACGCCTTCCTCGAAACTGGACACGCTCTTGTTGAACTTGTCCTCGAATGCGATGAAGTCGGGGAATGCCGCAAGAACCTTCCGCTTGGACTGATCGAGTGCGCTCGTTACTTCGAGTGCGAGTTTCATTTGTTACCTCCGCAGGTAAGGGTTGTGATGAAAGTTATGCGCCGGTGCCGGTCTTGGTGACGTTGCCGTCGATTGGCCAGGTGATGCTGGCGGTGGCGAGTTCGCCGACTGCGCCTGCGACTGGCGTCCACGAAACAGGAAGCACGTTGAAGGCGTAGCTTGGGTTCGCCGAGGATGCTGCACCTGTTCCGTTCGGCTTGACGGTCATCGCAACTGCGGTGCCGTTTGCGAACGCATCGTAGAACAACTTCTCGATGGTCGGGTAGTCCTGGTGCAGGTCAATCGTGACCGAGTGATCCTTCAGGCCTTGGATGCGGGTGACTGCACCCGACGAACCGAAGTTCGTGGTTGCGATTTCCGCTGCGGTCAGGTTGAGGGTGACTGCTGCGACATACGAAGTGATGTCGGTTGCGGCGGTGCCGAAGGTGACGGCCACGTTTGTCAGAACTTGCTTTGCCATTGTTTGTGACTCCTGCCTTCCGGCACTAGAGGGGTTGGATTACAAACCCCAACACTACACCCGAACCGCACACCCTCTCAAGGGTTACGCGTACACAACCACCCTGAAGTCCACCATCAGGTAGGTCGTATCGTTCCCGTCCATCGTCGAGATGTTTGACGCTGTTTCCACGATGAGGTTCTGCACCACGCCACCGAGCGTTCGATCAGCCTCAATCGCAGCCCGAACCGAAGTCGCACCCTGATAGGACAAATAGCCGTCCAAGGCGTTCTGTGCTGAGCGTTCCGCAGCGCGACCCACCACAATCGACACCGTGAACGTATGAATAACCAGACCCCCACCCATCGCACCGTTGTAGGTGATGGATTCCAGCATCGGCCAAGCGAACGGGGCATTGATGTTGTCCGGTTGCTGAGCGTAGGCACGAAGCCCAGAGATGGTCGCCAGACGAGTCTGGAGGCCTTCTTTGATTTGGGTGACGGTGGTTGCTGCGCTCACGCAAACATCCGCATTCGTCGATACGGTTCGACGAGCTGCGCGACATCAGGGTCAAGGAAGCGTGACACACGGATCGCACCGATGTCACCGAACCCAGCCACCCCGAGTGGCGAGTCGTAACGCTTGAAGATTCGTGACGCCTGAATGATCGTCGCCTGTGTCACCGTCGAAGGAACCGAAGGCCAACCGAAGACAGCAGTCACTTTCACCAACGCCTGCTCACCATAGTTTGCATTCAAGGTGGGAAACAGATAGTCGCCGACCGCACGAATGCGGTCATACGGCCAAGTCAAACCATCTAGAACACCGTTCAACGGTTCCAACTGATAGTCGCTCGCAGTCCATGTCACATCAAATACACCGTCACCGAGGCTTGATGTTTGGAGTGTGATCGCTGTGCCGGACACGTCATCAATTGAGCAGGTGAACTCGGACTCAGCGGTGAAGATGCGGGAGGTCGCAGAAGCGACAGCCCAGAATTGGCGGTTGCAGTAACCGTCAATGAGACGGCTCGCAGCCTCAGCACAGTTATCAATCAGGTCGTCGTCGAGCGTGTCGGCTGTGCCGATACGGAGCGCAGCCTTGATCTGGTTGCGTGTGGCGTAGCCGTTCGTGATTGTCACGGTTCTATGTTACCCCAACAGCACGGGAGGCCATTCAGCCCCAGGCTTCACACCAACCGTCAACAACAAATGCTTCAACTTATTCACCTGAGCCTCGGCCTCCGAATCCGAGTTCATTGAAAGAGCTTCAGCATGACGCACATGAATCATCCGACTCTGCGAATCAAACACCACCCGATACCCGTGATGACGAATCTCGCACCATTGCATCCAGTCTGCCCATTTCACTGGACGCCAAGGCAACGCCACAGCCACCTCCCGACGCAAGATAATTGATCCCCGCATCGGATTGAACCCCACCTGAAGAATCTGCCCGAAGCCTTGCGGATCGGGAACAAACGACGCACCCGTCGACTCACGACCAGCAACCGCAATAACCTGAGCCGACTCATCCAGATTCTCCAATGCATCAAGCTCGAAGAGATCGTCTATACCAGTAGGCCACACCCAGTCGGTCGTACTGTGGCGAATTGCATCGTTCCATGAATCCCAGAACAGTTCCTTCGTTTCAATGTTGGTCACGAAGTCCGGCACATTCAGCGGTTCTAGCGACGCAATAATCACCTCGTCCGGCTTGGTTCGCATTGCTTGAATTGAGTCACAGAACTGCTGACCCCACCGTTCCCAATACTCAACCGATGAACAACCAATAATGGCGATGCTCATTTGTCCCATCCCAATTCACATCGACGTTCCAACGACCATTCCTCAAACATTGGGTAGAGACCGTCATTCCAGCGTCGGAGATAAAGTTCCTGATTCGCTTGGAAGGATTTGGCGTTGGCTTCAGCTAGGGACGGGTCAGAAGCAATGGTTGAGGAGTTGTCGTGATTCACCTTGGCTGACGAGTGAACAATGGGGATTCCGTGCGCTTGCGCCCGACGCTCAAAGTCGTTGTCCTCGAAGTAGGCGGGATGAAAGTTCTCGCAGAATAGGCCGACCTTGGCGACTACGTTGCGTCCGACATGGGCGCAAGACCAGCCTGGACGACCGGCAAGGGTGATCGTGTCTGGGCTGCATTCACCGTGAAATTGTTGTAATGCACCAGGCTCAAACCAAGCATCCGAGTTCAGCAGCAGCCAACCGTCCTTGCTGTATGGGGTGGCTTTGATGCTCAAGTTCCACGACGTTGCGACACCGAGGTTGCTGGGCATTGACCAGATTCGGTAGTCGTCGATTTGGCGATGATCGACCAGCCAGGGGCAACCCCACAGGCTTGCCTGTCCACCGTTGTCAATGATGATGAGGGTGTCTACGGGGTAGTCGATAGAGGCGAGGCATCGTTCGAGGAGGTCGTATCGGTTCAGGACTGGGATGACGATGACCGGCACCATGCCGACAACTCCTTCATGATTGGCTTCCAATGAGCCTCATAGACGCGATCTGCGGAGTATTGGCTAGCAAACTCCACAGCGGCCTTATCCGCCCCTCTAGGAGCCTCGTAGGAGGCTCTCAGGGCATCCACGATGGATGGCACCTGTGGGGTGCAGAACCAGGCTTTCTGTGCCGCATCCCAGAACGGTTGCGTCTCCACTTTCCAACCCGACCCAACCAACTCCGGCTGGGCGGTGTAATCCGACACGATCACCCGAGTCCCACACGCCTGAGCCTCAACCACAGGAATCCCAAACCCCTCACCCATCGAGCAAGCCAACAACACGTCGGCGGCTGAATAGATGGCAGCCAACGCACCCTGCGGGACACTCATCCGATAGGCGTACTGGTCGATGATCTTGTATTGCTCGGGCTTCAACCCGCAAGCCTCCAACAGGTGCATCAGGTTGATTCCACCCATCGAACCCATCGACTCGGTGTGCAGATAGAGAATCGCATCGGGTCGGGTTTGGGCGAAAATGGCGAACGCCAGGATGTTCTCAGCGAATGACTTGCGTGACGGGTTCACACCCTTGTTCGCGGAGTTCATCATCACCACGAACTTGTCGTCAGGGATACCCATGATCTGTCGACCAGTCAATTCCTGCTGACCGTTGCTCCACTTGGCCGTCGGCTTGAACACATCCTCAATGCCATGAGGCGCATACAAACACTCAACATCCTGAGCCTCCAACATTCGTTTCCCAAACTGGGACATCGCAATCGGCTTCACGTTCTTACGTTGACAGAACGCCACCACCTCAGGCGGGCAAGGCGCATGGTCAATCGGTACCCACGACGCAATGTTGGGGATGATGTCAAGCGACGTGGACTTCAACACCCACACATCAAACAAAGTCATCAGCATCGGTGGCAGATTCTTGTTGCCATTCGACCAATCCATCCAATGCGCTGTCACCACATCATCCGAATACGGTGCCATCCCACGCGGATACATCTTGATCCCGTTCCACATTGACGGCACCGCCTCGATGCCATACATGGCGTGGATCGCTACTTCGTTCCCTTCTTGGATGAGCCTCGGGACGAGCTGCGCGGTTTGGGTTCCGTAGCCGGTCGGGGCGAACGGGGCGTTGGAGTAGAAGAGGATTCGTAACGATTCGGAAGAGGCTGGTCGGCTACTTCCGGCAAGTGCGCTACGCCCCGACGCAGCAGCAATTCCGCTTCCAGGTCGGGTAACTCGACCGGCGTGTTGTTGACGATGACGAGCATTCACGCAGACTCCTTCGCAGGTTGCAGGGGAAATGGATTGAGGGGCGGGTCGCCCTGCGTGTCCGACCCGCCCCTCAAACTTACACCACTGTTAGGTGGCTTGCACTCGCTTCAGCGTTACGGCTGGAGCAGGTGCTTGATGTGGCTCGTCTGTGGCAGGTTGCCGTCCACGCGGAACTGTGCGCGGAAGGTGATGAGTCCCGCGTTGAACGCGTAGTCATCCGACCTGTCGAGGCGAAGGCCACCGACCGTGCGTACGAAGTACGACGGGAGGTGTCCGACGATGACGGACTTGGTGCCGGTGGCGACGTCGACCATCGAGGGGTTCTCGTAGATCGGCTTGCCGAGCAGCATGTCTGGGCTGTCCATTGCGAGGGACGGCTGGAAGACGTAGTTTCCAGCGGTGTCCTTCAGCTTGCGGACTGCACCGATTGACTTGCCGTTCATCATCCAGCCCACGCCTGGGAGGTTGCGTGCTGCACCGTCCAAGGAGTAGAGGAGGTCGATGAGGTTGTCTGCGGTAAAGGCGGTTGCGGTGCCTGCGGTTCCGCCAACAGCCGAAGCCGTGACGATTCCCTTTGGCTCAACCGTGCCGGTGCCGACCGTGAGGGCGGAGCCGACTGCGTAGCCGAGCGCGTTTCCGACCTGATCGGCGAGGAAGCCGAGGAAGTCGACACCAGAGTCGGTGAGGAGTTCTTCGGAAACCTGCGTCAGGAACGAATACTTGTATGCGCCCAACGTGATGAACGAGTTGAATGCTGGATCGCTCTCGCCCATTGCGGCACCTTCAGCGTTGATCGTGCCGACCGAGTAGGTGGACAGCGACGGAATCTGGAGGTTCTCGCCACCTGCGGTGTTCAGGACGGTCGAGGTCTGGAGGACTGGCGCGACGAGGCGAGCCTTCATGATGACCTGATCGTAGAACGAGGTGGGGACTGGTGAGCCGGTGCTGGTCTTCAACACGTCACGACGCTCGAACGAGTGGCCACGCTTCTCACCCGTGACGAGTGAGCGGAGGATGGCGGCGTCGTCGGCGACTGGTGCCTGTGCGACTGGGCGAGCCTGGTCAGCGATTTCGCGGGTTGCGGCATCGAGACGGAGTTCGCGAGCCTCATCCTCACGGAGCTTGGCGATCGTGACTGCACGCTCGTCGAGTTCCTGGCTGATGCGCTCGTAGGTCTGCGATTCCTCAGCGGTGAGGTCACGCTTCTCTGCTGCTGCCTTATCGAGAATCGACTTTGCCTCGTTCCAGGCGCGGTTGCGAATCTCGACCTGGCGGTCGATGTATTCCTTCATGGTGATTGTTTCCTTCTCCCCGTAGGGATGATGTTGATGATTGTGGATACGCAGGAGGGTTAGCCTGTCGCGGCTCCGCGATCAGCAACACCGAAGGCGGCTCCGCTCATTCGATGCAGTAACTAAAAGTTACTAGATGTTCTTCAACAGTTCAAGGTGCTTCGCCATGATGCCAATCGTGGCGGGAGCGGCCTCGGGTTGTGGCTCAAGTTTCGCCACAGTCTCACGCAACAATGCAGCGTGATCGGGGGTCAGAGTTTGACCTGCTTCAAGGTTGGTGATGGCGACAGCCAACTGATCGGCATCCATGCCAGTTCGCTGAGCCAACGCATCAAACGAACGCACCGACGCAGACGTAGCCGCATACGCGGGGAAGCCTGTCACAACCGACACCTCAAACAGGCGAATCTGCTTCAACGTGCGCTGCGATCCATCCTCGCTCCAAACGTCTCCGCCAGTCGGCACGGTGAATCCGAACGACATCGAATCCACATCCTTGCGTTGCATCAGCACCGACAGGTCACGGCCAACGGTCGTGTCGGGCAGGTCAGCATCGACGAGCAAACCCTTCGAGTCTTCCTGCAAACGGAGCGTCTTGGCACGGGTCGTCGCCAACAACATGCTGGAGTCGTGGTTCATATACATTCGGATATTGTTCCGTGAACGCAAAGACTTGGCGAACGCGCCAGGCATGATGCGCTCGATGAACGGCAACGGCTCCGAGTCAGAGTTGAATACTGCGGCGTAGCCGGTGAACGACATGCCATCGCCCTTAGGGGCGGCACGAAGCTCGAACTCGTTGAACGTGACCCTGCGCGTCTCGACCTGTTCAGTCATGGCATCCACAATAGTTGACTTCTGTTCATCCTTGCGATGGAAGAAGAACGACCTGTCGGCCTGCTCACGATCCGCCTTGATCGCATCCGACTTCTCCTGAAACCAATTCATCGCAGGCTCAGGATTCGTTGGGTCAATACCCCACAGATAGAACGCGACTGCGCCAGCACCAGGGAACTCCTCGTTATCTGGATTAGTGTTCCGAGGCACATCCAAGTCAACTAGATGTCGAGCTGCCCAAGCGTTTGCACGAATAACTTTGTCTTCCGATATCCGTCCTTGAGCCATCTCACGGGCTTCACGCACAGTACGAGCCACAACGCCTGCACCTGCAAGGCTCTTCCCGTAATAATCCAACCCTTTTCTGGCTGCTGACTTGATGTATTCCGGAACATCCAGGTTCACCTCTCGAAGTTCGCGCCCTTCTGGAGCGTCAATCGTTTTCGGGTCTTTCGTTGGGATACCGAGATCGGCGTAGGCACGACGTGCGGCCTCATCGTTGTCAATGGCGAGAGCGACCTTCGCCTCAGCCAGAATCTCCTGAGCCTTCTCCTTCTTGTATTGAGGCGTCGGAACACTCATGTCGTCGTTGAACTCGATGTCGTCGTATTGGACTCCAGCGTCAGCAAGTTCGGCGATGGTTGATTCTTCTTCATCTTCGCTGCGTCCGGTCACGATGTAGATGTAGTAATCGACATAAAGTTTGTTCACATAGTCGATGTTCTTTTGGATACCTTCGCCACCAGCGAGAAGTGTGCCGTCAATGTCAACGATGATGACTTCTTCGGCGTCGGCTGAACGCTCACCGCCAGGAGGCATATCTTCGGCGACGGAAATGGCAACCATTTGATCGATGGCGTCCTGTTTGGTTGCATGGCATCCCATGACTTCTCCGTCTTCTTTTTCGACAGCCCAACCAGAACAGTCAGGATTTGAGTTTGTGATGAAGTACGGCATCAGACAGGCTCCGTCAGCCAAGAGATTTCATGGCCATTCTTTGTCGAGACGCAATAAAGAATGTCGGTTGGTGACACAACCAAGTTCAATGCTTCAAGTTTGCTCAACAAATAACCGGTCGCAATCGTGACATCTGATCCACCGATATAGCACTCGGTCGTGTTGTCGTTGTTCTTGATGTGCATCTTGTATGGGTTGCCACCATGAAACCCGAGCAACGTGCCATCCACAGGCGTAGCCACAGTACCCACGCTTGTATGACCATGATAGAACGCCATCGAACCTCACACCAACAGAAGCAACTCGGCTTCATCTTCTAGTATTGACCATGCTACTTCACCAGTAGCAGACGCCGACAAGGACACAACAGATGATCCTGAAACAACAATTCGCTCAGGGACACGAGGCAAGTCAACCTCAACTGAAACAACTGAAACCTTCTCAACAGGAACCTTCGGTTGTCGATACCAAGGATTCCCACCAGACGGATACGAAGGAGTCGGAGTCGGCTGAGGAACAACCGTCGCCTGAGCAGACCCAACCATCGACCCCAACTGCCCGTCGGCGTAAGGCCGCACAAGAACCGACGACGTAGCCAACCCAACACCAGCACCCAACCCAGCCACCGCCGACACACTGTGAACCACAACTGGCGACACAGACCCCGACAACGAACCCAGCGAAGCCGACCCGACAGCCTGATGCGACACTGAAACGGAAGCCATACCAGCCAACCCACCCAACTCGGCCACACCAACCGCCTGAACCGCGACAACAACATTGGCCACAGCTGATCCAGCCAACGCACCCAACCCAGCCGAACCAACCGCAGTCGTCGTGAAAGGGAATGCTCCGTCTAAGCCGACAGAGAAATCATTTAGCGTCGAAGCATCGAGAATGAATCTTGTCTTCGGTGTGCCGTTATCAGTCCCATTGAAGGTGACTGTCGCCTGATCGTAACCATACAGACCGCTGTCATAGTTGACGGCCATAACTATTCCTCTGGCTGTGCTTCAGCCTCATCAGGTATTTCAATGATTTCGATGATGTTATCGTTTGGCTTTGATGGGTCATAGCCACCAATGCCATACACAACTTCCCGACTCATACCGCCCTCAATGCGACGAGCGCAACTGTGTTCGTTGCTAAGAGAGCTGTTGCTGTATCAAATGCTCCCGATACAGATGCTTGAGTCCATGCGTTTGCTGTGTAGGTAAATGTTGCAGACATCGACCCATGTCTGAATAGAGAGAGATCGGTTATTCCTTTTATTTGACTATTCCCTGTGGTGGCTTGAACAACTGAGGCCAACCAGTACCATCCTGGATTCAATGATTGACTGATTGTTATTGCATAAATGGTAGAGATAGCACTTGCTGAGACAGTACCCGCATCAAGTAATACTGTGGTCGGTTGACGGTTGGCGTTGTTATAGATGCCGAGTCGTATTGTTGCTGTACCGGTGAATGATGATGTTGTTTGAATTGCGATTCTGTCAAATGATTGTGTTCGTTCAACAAGAAATGGCATGAATGAGACTTGGTTTGTCGTTCTTGCATTGTTTGATGTTGCATTTGTATTGGATGGTGCTGTGTAATACGTTCCAGAGATCAGACCACTACTACCAGGCGCATTCGCCTGTGTAACCAAATAATCAAGGCTGGTGGCTACAGCAGAACTATTGACGCCAACCTTGGCTTCTAACGCTTCGATGGCGTCGTTTGCGTTGGCGTGTTGTGCAGAATGCGACGGGTTATCAAGGCCGTCGGTTGAGGTTGGATTCGTAAGTGAATCCAGCGACGTAGGGAAGTTGGTCGCCATGAGGCTACGACGCGATGGTGAGTGAGGTGGTGAGTGAGCCTGAGGCGATGGTGTAGGTGTCGCCTGCGGTGTACGGGTTGCCGGTGATCGTGCCAGAGAACAGGAAGTTGCCAGCCGTTGACGCATCCCAGACGGTGAAGTGTGTGGCGTCTTCTGAGCCTGCGATGTTCGTCCAACTGATCTCGGCATCGGAGGCGATTGATCCGCTTGAGGCTGCGGCAAACGAAATTGACTTGCGTGTGGTTTCGGTGGCTGGGTTGGCGGTGCCGTTTGCGCCTGGGTCGCCGACATGAAGTTTGATGTAGGCGGTCGTCACAGCGAACGACGTGTTGTTGCCCATCGCATCGAGCCACTTGTTGGCCATGTAGGAGGAGATTCCGGTTGCCATTAGTCCTCAACCCTTTCAATAATGTTCACGATTCGGCCATGCTCATCGCGTTCAACGGTGCGGATGGTTGGCTTCGATTCTGGGACATTCACACGCACAACGGTTTCAGGAACGTTGATGACGGGGGCTGGCACGTTGACTGCTGGCGGAGTGTAGTTCACCACAACCTCAGGCATCGTGATTGACATGTCCTGCGACTTCACCTCATAGGCGGCGGCAGGATCGGCTGGGCTGACGGTGGAGATCGGTTGCAACTGTGTGGACGGCAGGCCTGTGTGGTTGATGGCAGGCAACTCAAGCGCACTCAATACTTGTGCTGGGTCGAAGCCTGCGAGGATGAGACGCTGAGCAATCAAGCTCTTTCGATCCAACTCGGCGAGGTTGGCTGCGTTGATGTCCACGTTGGCGAGTGGTACACGGTATGAGTCTCCGCCTTCGACTGGCGACATGTCTTCGATGCGGTGGATGTCGTTGATGGAGAGGAAGCCGGCTTGGATGCCGGTGGAGAATGCGGCGTAGCGGGAGGCCTGATCGCCTCGGAGCAGACCGTCCACGTTGAATCGGAGGAAGGCACGGTTGTCCAGAATCTTCTGGTAGCCGTCCTCGATCTTGGCGATGTAGGGGCGGAGCGTGTGCTGAACGAAGTGAATGCCGTTCTGTTCCACCGACGCATACGACATCGCACCAGGCGTCGTCACACCCAGCATCGACGGTGGGCAACGGAACGTGCGAGCGATCTCCTCGACAGCGAAGCGACGCGACTCTAAGAACTGCGCTGAGTCGTTATCGACGGTGGTCTTGTTGAAGGTTGCGCCACCGAACAGAATGCCTGGGCGATGTGAACGACGCAAACCTTTGTGGCCTTGCTCGAAGCCGTCCACCAAATCTTTCGCCTGCTCACGGGTCAGGTTGCCTGGGAACTCGATGATGCCTGATGCTGAGGAGCCTTGTCCGAAGAATCGTGCAGCGAACTCCTCCAACGCTTTCGCCAACCCCAGATTCTCTTTCACCAAGTCAATGCGTGAACGGCCACGCAACTCACCAGGCATACGCAACTCGGTGATATGAATCATGTCCTCAGCCTGAATCACATCACGCTGCTCGAAGATGTAGATCGGGCGACGAGTCACACGGTCACGCGAACACTCAACACGCTGAGGATTCAACACCACCAACCCAGCAACTCCAGCATCATCCCGCAGAATGCGTGTGAACGAGTTACCATCCAACAGGAGAGAAACAAGAACCTGCTGGAAGTGTTCGGTGCGGGTTACACCTGACTCTGGGTAGTCAAGCCAGGTTGGGCGTGGGCGGAATGGGCGACGCTCACCGTCGACACGGATGAAGGTGTCGACTGGGAGTGTGGAGATGGAGTCGGCGATGAGACGCACACACGCATAGACCGCTTCAATCTTGAGTGAATCGTTCTGTGTGATGACGGTGCCAGCGTTCGTCGAAACGGTGAACCCATCACCGGCGGCGAACAACGATTGGAAAGAGATAGCTCGGTTCTCTCCACCAGGCAACAGACGCGACAACATTATTTCGACTTCTTCCTCTCACCACGCTCTGCTGCGAACACCAATAGAAGCACCATCAGACCCGAAC